TGAACTGGTTCCAGATACTGAATGTGAATTAGTGCAGGTCAACAGTGCTGAATCACCTATTGACGGGCAAAAGTACACAAACAAACGCGCTGAAATGTGGGGCGAGATAAGAAACTGGTTAGAAGCACAGCCAGCATCCATCCCTAATAGCGATGAACTGCAAGCGGATTTAACGCAGATCAAGTATTTCTATGACAGCAACAACGCTCTCAAAATGGAAAAAAAAGAGGATATGGCAAAGCGCGGACTGAGATCACCCGATATGGCCGACGCGCTTGGATTGACCTTCGCGCAACCAGTAAAAGTAATCAAACCCCGCATTCGCGGCGCAACTTACGCCCCTCACGATAGTGGCATGGGAATGTGACCCACAAACAAGGAATAAATATGGCAAAAGCAAATGATTTAGCAGATGACATCCGCAACGCAGCACGACAATACAAGAACTTCCAGGACGTAGCTGACATGCTCGACCGTTACGGAAGTATCGAGAATGCTGTAAAAGAACAAGAAGCGTCACTTAAAGAAGTGCAGGATGAAAAAGAAGCCGGCATTGCAGCGCTACATGAACAAGCTCAGAAGCTAGAGGCCGCACAAAAACGTCATGCAGACCTGATTGCAGAATCCAATACACAGGCCGCAGCTATCATTGAGGCAGCTAACACAGCCGCATTTGATGTAAATGTGACCGCCAAAGCTGAAGCCGACAAGATTGTTGCTGATGCACGTACTGCATCATTGCACAAGAAAAACACATTGACTGATGAAATCTTAGCGTTGACCGCATCAAAGGTGCGTATCAGCGAAGACATTGCAGCAATGCAATCCAATGTAGACGGCATCAATTCCCAAGCAGCAGCCGCAGAATCGCGACTGGCTAAGGTAAATGCGGCCATTGCGAAGTTTGCAACCGTATGATTGACCTCATCTACACATCTAAAGGCAATCTGCCTATCACCGAGCTAACCCGTAAGGTTAACTGGCAGTTTTCACCGAATCAAATCACATTAGTGGAAACATACACTGATGCTATGGGTGATGTTGTTAAGCAAGGCTCTGATGTTTTCATCTTGCCAAGCAATATGAGCATTCAAATAACAGAAGGCCAAGTAGGCTAAAAGGATAATATTATGGCCAACACACAATCTATTTGCACCAGTTTCAAAACTGAGCAACTAAACGGAATCCACGCATTTGGCACGTCTGTGACCCGTGGCTCAAGTGCTGCAGATGCATTCAAGGCTGCTTTGTATCTTGCCACAGCTACAGTAAATTCAACAACTACCGCATACAGCGCGACGAATGAAGTGACTGGTACTGGCTACACGGCTGGCGGCGTTACCTTTACATGGATTGCACCATCTGCAACTGGAACGACAGCATTCACAACGCCAAGCGCTGCATTTTCCTGGACAGCTTTAACCGCTGGGCCATTTGATTGCTGCTTGCTGTACAACTCCACTCAGTCAAATAAAGCTATTGCAGCTTATACATTTGGCTCGCAAACAGTAACAGCGTCTAACTTCTCTCTTACTATGCCAACGAATGACGCTACAACTGGGTTGCTGAGAGTCGCTTAATGGCAACAGGTCAAGGCACTGTAACTTTTGATTTTGGGGCAGCGCCCGGCACTAACATCGTCAATACGGCGGTGACGGGTCAGGCATCAATAGGCGCTGGATCTAAAGTTGAAATATACATGATGGGTACAGATTCAACGGCTACACACAACGCATACGAACATGCCTTATTGCCTCTTGATCTTGCGTTATCGTGTGTTGCTATTAATGCCGGCACTGGGTTTACAGCGCAAGCTGCGACAACGCAAAGATTAACAGGAACAATTCAGGCGCGTTTCGTCTGGGCAGACTAAAAGGAAAATATCATGGCAGGATTTAGAATTGAGGGTAATACCTCTGGCAATGTAGTCGAAGTCAACGCAAGCAACCAAGTTAAAGTAGTTCCTGAAACGGACGCTGCAACTAATCCTAGTAATGTAGGTGCGGTACGGGCTTTCTCTGAAAATGACTCAGGCTCAGTGACTGGCTCTGTAAAGCTGGCTTCTACCGAGGTAGATGTTGATTACCGAGCGCGAGTATCTCAGGACTTAGTGCTTGATGAAGAAGTGTTTAACTACACAGCACAAAACACGGGTAAACACAGCTTTTCATCTGCTACGATGGCAGCTACTTGGACGGCTGGACAGTTTACAACTAACTCAGGCTCAATCACTACAACAACTACTGGTGTACAGCTTGAGACTTACGCCATGTTCCCTAACGTTGGGACACAAACGCTTGCATTTGATTGTGAACTTGCCTTTTCAGCACAGCCAACAGCAAATTCATTCATTGAGTTTGGTTTGGGTTTGCCGGGCACAAATACAACATCACCAACGGACGGCGTGTTTTTCCGTTTAAATTCTAGCGGTTTAATTGGTATCTCATCTAGCAACAGTTCTGAGACTCAATCGGTATTCCCGCTATCTGGTGGTACAGGTACATGGGCTCATACAGTTGATAAGCGTTACCAGTTCATTTGCTATGTAGGCGGTGTACAAGCAGACTTCTGGGTCAATGACGGTACAGGTGCTGTAAAGCTCGGCACTATTCCTTTACCTGCTGGCTTAGGTCGCATGAATATGGCGGGCGGCTTGAAGGCATTCATCAAACATCGGATTACTGGCGGCGCTGCTGGCGGTGTAATTCAGTGTAAGGTAGGTGCGTATAACGTCCGTCTGGGCGGTTCTAATTTAACGTCTACTGTATCAACTCAAGGTATTCGGATTTACGGCTCTTATCAAGGTTTGTCTGGTGGAACTATGGGTTCATTGGCTAACTATGCCAATAGTGCCAACCCGACAGCCGCAGTTCCTACCAATACAACCGCCGCTTTGGGTTCTGGTTTGGGTGGTCAGTTCTGGGAAACCGTTTCATTAGCAGTCAATACCGACGGAATTATCCAAAGTTATCAAGTACCATTAGGTACAGTTAATAGTGCCGGTAGACGTTTGGTTATTCGTGGTGTTGGACTGACTTCACATGTTCAAACTGTCATTGTTGGTGGCCCGTATATCTCACAGTATTCACTAGCATTTGGTCACACCGCTGTTTCACTGGCAACAGCGGAAGCAGCTACAACCAAAGCGCCACGACGAATCGCATTGTCAGCATTTACGCAAGTCGTTACAGCGGCTCAGGCAGCCAGTACGATGGTTTCACAGCCAGGCGGTTCTTACATGGATTTTGGCGATGCACCTATTTTCGTTAACCCCGGCGAGTTTGTCCAATTGGTAACTAAGCACATTGGTACAGCTGGAACAACGGGAACTGTTGCGCATGTAGTCACATTCGCTTTTGGTTGGGAGTAAATCATGCCAGTAACCTACGGAACATTTACAAAGCAGCTCAAACTGCTGCCTTTGGTGTTGCAAGCGAACGGTGGCGCTACAGTCACTGTTCGTTATGGTTACGTTGGTGAAGATGGTGAGTTTACTGCTTCAACAGAGCAGCAATTCGCCATTGAGCCTGATAAGGTTTCAGAATTGTTAGATGCCAAGCCAGTTCAAGGTCTATCTCGCCGCAATGATTTATCATTTGCCATTTATGGCTATCTGGTAAAGGTTGGACTAGTAGAAGCTGGACAGATAACGTAGGGTTTTAAATGTCATTACTGTTAGCGCTGACCGGTAGCGGAGGCGGCGGTGACATCACCATTGCTCTGTCTGGTAGTTCGCAGACGTTAGGCGCTGGAAGCCTCATTTCGGCGGTGACAAAAGCACTGACTGGACAAACGGGAGCAGATGCTACAGGCACGCTAACCCCTGATTTATCTACATTAGTTCAACTCACTGGGCAATCTGAGTCAATGGGCATTGGTTCATTGATTGCAAACTATGCCAGCATCTTTACTGGATTGAGTTCAACAGATGCAAATGGGTCGCTGAGTAGCGCACAAAGCACCATCTTTAGCGGATTGTCTGAATCAGTTGCTCAAAGCTCTGTTACTTCTGTACATGCATTGCCTATTACAGGTCAATCAGAATCAGATCAGCAAGGTAATGTGACTGCATTGAATGCGATAATCATACAACTGACTGGACAATCTGAGGCAATGAGCATAGGGGCTTTGCTGGCAAATTTATCGGCTGGATTGAATACTCAATACGAGTTTATGAGCCAAGGAGTCGTAACCCCTGATGGTGGAACACCGCCTACAGGTGAATTTAACTACCCATTTCATGCGCGACGTATTGGTCGACGTTAATTTTTAAAGGATAAACATGGCTACGATTAATCCAACAGTAACAAATAAGAATGACTTGACCATTGTTCAATGGGTCAACATGGCGAATGGTGATGATGGCGCGCCCTATGCTTTTACGCAATGGGCTGATCGCTCTGTACAAGTTGCGGGAACGTTTGGAGCTGGTGGCAATGCTAAATGGGAAGGCTCAAACGATGGGACTAACTTCGGTGTTTTGACTGATCCACAAGGTAATGCGCTGGACTTTACATCTGCAAAGATTGAGTCTGTTACCGAGCTAGCTCTTAAATCACGCCCACGTATTACGGCTGGAGACGGAACAACCAGCATCACAGTAACACTTGTGGCGTTTAACTCACGCACAGCGCGGGGCGGTTGATGATTGAAATTGCGCCAGATGAAGCGTTAGAACTGCAACGGTTGACGATTTTAGACGCCCTAGGTGCATCGTTAACATCCAAACGCAAAGAGGCTGTATCAGCGCGCGCATCATCCGGGATTGAAGATGAGTGGACGGGTGACGAAGAGTTTTATCAAGGCTATGACACGGCAAATCGGCATGAGTTTGTCAACACAGCTTCAAAACCGACTGAGAGCGGGGCAACATCTAACGCGCCTAAATCAACAGGTTCAGTGGTTTTCCCGAACATCACACAGCCCTATGTAGACGCAATCGCCGCCCGTGTTGGTGACATGTTGCTACCGACTGACGACAGAAACTACAAGCTAGAGCACACACCCATCCCTGAAATGATGGCGCTAGAGCAGGCTTTGCCGCCTGAGCAACCCTTATCCGTTCAAGCACCTGCCGAGCAAACACAGCCAGTACAGCCGCCAACACCAGAGCAGCAAGCTAAGGATGAGATTGATCGCATCAAAGCCGAAGCTTCCCGCAAAGCCGAGGGTGCAGAAACACAGATTGATGACTGGCTGAGTGAGTGCCAGTACCACGCCGAAGTTCGCAAAGTGATTGATGACGCTGCTAAGCTGGGTTCAGGTGTTCTCAAAGGCCCTGTACCAGTAAAGCGCAGAGCGAACCAGTGGCAAAAAGACAAAACTGGTATGACTATGTTGGTGATTGTCGAGGAAATTGTACCTGTATCACGCCGTGTTGATCCTTGGAATTTGTTTCCAGACCCAGCGTGCGGTGATTCTATCCACAATGGTGACTTCATCTTTGAGCGTGATTACCTCACAGCCAAGAAGCTGGAAGAACTTAAAGGTTTGCCAGGCTATATTGATTCACAGATTGCCTTATGCCTAGAAGAAGGCACTACCGGACAAAAAGAACCTGATTCTCACACGGCAACCAGCCAAGTCAAAGACCAGTTCGAGGTATGGTACGCACATGCAACGATTCCAGTAAAAGAGCTGGTTGCCGCCGGTTGCGATTGCGATGAGGATGTCAAATCCTACCCCGCTATTTTGACATTGGTAAATGACCGCGTGATTCGTGCATCGTTGAACCCGCTTGACTCAGGTGACTTTCCTTATGATGTGATTCCGTGGAAGCGTAGACCGGGTATGCCGTGGGGCATGGGTTTGGCGCGTCAAATGCGCACACCGCAGCGCATTGTTGTGGCTGGCACACGTAAATTAATGGATAACGCAGGCGCAGCATCTGGCCCGCAGTTTGTGGTGAGACGCGGAGTTAGTCCTGAGAATGGCGTTTGGGAAATTGTGCCAAACAAGATTTGGACGGAAGATGATGATGCAGCTGGTCAAGGAGCTGCACCATTTATGGCGGTGACCATTCCCATGTTGCAAGCTGAGTTGATGAACATCATCCAGCTTGGCATGAAGATGGCGGAAGACGTGACCGGTATGCCTATGCTAATGCAAGGCAACCAAGGCTCAGCCCCCGACACTGTGGGCGGTATGAATATCCTGAACAACAATGCCAATGCGGTTTTACGCCGGATTTCTAGATTGTTTGATTCATGCATCACCGAGCCTCATGTGCGCCGTTATTACGATTGGTTAATGGAATATGGCGAGGACGATTCAATCAAGGGTGATTTTCAGATCATTGCCCGTGGTTCTACCGCTTTGGTAGAGCGCGACATACAAGCGCGTGAAATGGTGGGCGTGCTGCAATTGTGTTTGAACCCAGCTTACGGCAAAAACCCAGAGCGTGCGATGGATGAGTTCTTAAAGTCTCGCCGTTTCACGCCGGATGCCTTTGACTACATGCCAGAGGAAAAGAAAGCCAAGCAAGCGCAACAAGCACCAGCTGCTCCAGCCGTACAAGTGGCGCAGATTCGTGCGCAAGTGGATATGGCGAAGACTGATAAACTTATCGCCAAAGACATGCAAATCGCCCAAGTCGAGAACCAGACCGCGCAGCAACGCATTGCCGTGGATACAGACCGTGACACCGCCTATGTCAACGCTGAAATGCAAAAGAATGCCGAAGAAGCAAGTGCTAGAAGTGCAGAGCTGCAAATGAAGTGGCAGTTGGCGCAGTTGGATTACGCCAACAAACATCAAATGAAGCTCGAAGACGTAAAGGCTAAATTGGCTGAAACTTCAATGAAGCTGAATGTTCAAAAAGATTTAACAGCGGCCGGCTTGACGGCAGACCTGCACAAGTATGGCTCATCCCAAGTGATTAAGCCAGCGGCAGAGCCTGCAGGACGTGCGCCAACGGGTCAGGCGTTTACACAATGAAGCTGACGCAGTATGAAATCGCTCAACCCTTATGGGGAAAGCTGGTAGAGCACTACACGCCCATCATTGAAAAGCACCGCCTCAAAATTGAAAACCCAG